ACAACAGTTCCAGTTTCGGTAGTAGTTGTGTAAACATAAACATCAGCAGTTGTTCCTGTGCCAGTTGCGATTGTTGCTGTAGACACTCCAGAGTCGACCTTTACGGTGGTAGAACCAGAAGTAACAGCTGTGACAATCTTTGCATTGGTAGCAGTCACAACAACATTGCTGCCAGCAGTTACGCCAGACAGGGAAATGCGAAGTGCGTCAGCAGAGCTTACGTCATTGTCGGATGGGACGGGGAGTGCAATTGCACTTGCAGATGAGGTTCCTGCAGAGGCTGGAGACGATCCAGCAACCGTTAGTGTAGCAGATGATGCAATGGCAGGACCAGCAATTAGCATAGTTCCTACTAGGGCTACTGCAGAAGCAATAGCAATTAGTGGCTTCTTGAACGAAGTCATATTTTTGGATCTCCTTATTTTAGATTATTTCGAAACTATCCAGATAGTCTTTGATGTCTTTCGGGATAGGCTTATATTGTATCACATTGTCCTTACCAGTGTCAAGCTGAGTCTTGGGCCTATCTCTGAAGGTGTGGATATCTACTTCAAGATTTTGATCCCTTGGCGTATGCGATATTGCACCAAAGATTGCGCCACAAACAGCGTCAGCTAAGTCCTTGGAGCTTTTCCTTGGGTGGTCTACCCTATTGTTTTTCATAATCTTTAATTCTGTTAGCTCCTCAAAAAGTAGCTCAATTGCTGGCATGGCTAGTCTTTCTTCGTACATAAGCATTGCCATATCTTCGTAATGTTTCTTTGCTACAGATACCGTTTCAGTTTTAATACCAACGGACTTTAGCTCGTTCTGTATATCAAAAGATTGCCAACGGTCAAAGCTAACCATTCCTAGATCGAATCCCTGTCTACGTAAGTTTTGAATCCATTGCTTTACTTCAGAAAGGTTTACGGGGCCTTCAACTCTTGGTTCCCAGTAGACAACAGCATCTACAATAACCATTGGAACAACCTGCTCATAATCTTTCATGACTTGAACAGATACCCATTTTTCTACGTGAGCAATTGCTACCGCACACTTGTCATGCTTTTGTGCAAGGTCGGCATGAACAAAATATTTTTTCTCTGGATCTGGTTTGAATGCTTCGTCAAATCTTTTTGAGGAATCAATTGGATTTCTAATTGTCATGCAGGCTCTAACCTTCTCACGCTGTTTAAAAAATGCGTCAGATGCGAAGGTGGGAACACATGCAAATCTCTGCATTGCATCGCCAATGTCTGTGTAGAAGGCTAATTTAAAGTCGTCAATAGTTCTGGTTGGATTGACAACCCAAGTTGGTCTCTTTAGTGCAAACACCCCTGGATATTTGTATGAGATAATAATGTCCTCATCCCAATCAATTTTTAGAGAGTTGCCCTCAGCATTTTCTGGCAAGTCTGGGTTCATTATAAAGGTATGAGTTTTGGCAATGCTTTCTTTTTCTGCAATCACTGAGTCGTATCTTTGAGAAATAAAGTCCCCTGGAAAACGTGGGAATGATAGCAACGCTACTTTTCCAAGATCTGGGAATCGAGAATCTACAGATGCACGGAACGCTTTATAAATGTTATCGGCGGTTTTGCCTTGATCATTACCGCCACCAATTTCTTGTGCAAATCCAGATATCTCATCTAGGACTGCCAAGATAAGGTTAAGACCCTCATGAGATTCACGCTCTGAATGTCCAGAGTAAACCGTGATAGCTTTATCAAATTCAATTGACTCAGCCTTTGCGTAAAACTTTCCAGCAAACCAAGGAGATCTCTCTATTTTATTTTTGAAACCCTTAAAGAAAACATTCTTAGCTTGCTGAGCGTTAATCGCCACGTTAATGATATCAATCGCATCGCCAGCTGGCTTTCCAAAGTATCTCGCTGGGTCCTTAAGACAAAGGAGCTTGTATACGATGTAAGAACACGCAACAGTAGACGTAAAATCCTTGCCAGATCCTTTACCAAGCTGAAGAATAACCTCATTTTTTGTATACTTTTTGTAATATTTTGTACCCTCTTCCTGTCCCATTAAATTAATTAAATCTTCTAGTTTATAAATTTGACTCATAGCTTCGACAATATCGTATTGAACATCTGACAGTGGTGGTTGAGCAAGATAGTCTTCGCCTTCTACAAATGTTTTTGCATCAACTGGCGTCTCGTCAAAGTTGCTGTCTTTTAAAACTTCTAAGAAGTCATCAAACATCGCTGACAATTGTAATTACCTCTTTGTTTTTTGAAACAGCAGATAGCCTGCGCATAATCTCGTCTCGTATTTGTGGGTATTCCGAAGCAATGTCTTTAAGAATGTTCACAAGAACATCTTGCTTTCTTTCAATCTCAAGCATTTCTTCTGCCAACTCTTTGTTTTCAAGTAACCCAGCTTTTTGAAGCATGTCAATTCTTCTTGCCTCAATGTCAAGAACTAGTTTAATAGCAGCAGTTTTTGCACTTAGGTTTGCAGTTGTAGTTGCATCATCAATAACTTCATAAGCTTTATTAATTAGTTTGTTGTAGTGTGTGTCTGCGCCAACCAAAGCCTCTTTGGCTCTTGCACGAATAGCTGCGTTATCAGAAGCCATCTGCTTCCACTCGTTTATATAGCTAACAACCTTTTGTCTTGGTATGTCAAGCTCTTTGGATATTTGCGTTGCTTCGCTACCCTTTAGGTATTCTTCTACGACCTTATTAACCTTGTCTAGGTGTTCAATTAGGTTATCTTCAGTCGACATTCTTTTTACCCCTTTTTATTGGCATTAGTCTAATTCTATCAGATTTAAACGATCTCCATCCAGAAATCACTCCCTTGCTAAGTTCAAAGCAGTCTACCCACTGAGAGCCAGTTTCTTTATTAGTCACAAGACTATCAAACCTAAATCTTGAGCCGTACTCTCCAGCAATTTTAATAATCTCTCCAGAGATAAGGGTCCTAGTTCCAATCTGCATTTCTTTTATTCTTTCAAACTTGGTTTCCTTAATTGGAGCAAGCCTTCTTTTATTCACTAGAAGATCTTTCTTTTGCAATCTTTAGTAGGATCAGATATCCTAGCAAGTCATCAATCTCGTTATCCCCTGGCCAGTCGTGCCCATTCTGTATGCGAGAAAGCTTGTCGTCAATGCGGACAAGCAGCTGCTCTACGTTGTCGGTCTTTGAGAATATTCTCGAAGGATGTAGTGCAGAGTCTCCGTAAGATCTATTCTTAGAAATTAATAATTCTTTTACTTGATCTGAAACTCTCTCAATATCTTTTTCTGTTTGTATGCTCATCTTCTACTCTTTCTTAGTCCAAATTTTGCTAGGTAAACATATATAGTTTCTACGCTTGTTCCACATTCTTTTGCAATATCTTCTGGACTTTTTTTGTCCAGCCAATATCTTTTTTTAAGCCATGCTTCACTAGTATACAGCTTCGCTGCCATTTTTACAAACCAATCTTTCCTGGATTATTCACAGCATAGTGCCCAATTGCTACTGCATCAGCAACATCGTTGTCATCTATCTTTTTGTCGTAGTAGGTGTTCACAAACTTAATAGTTCTTTGTTTGCGAAACTCTCTCTCAATTGTTTTGAGTGTGGAAGGAGCTTTGTTTGGATTATTCTTAGCTACCTCTAGTTTTTCTGGGGTAGTTAGTTTTTTATTTCCTATAAAGTTTTGCCAAGTAATTGGACTCACAGAGCCAAACTTCTTGATGCCCACAATTCTTGCTGCCCCCAAAAGGCCACCCTGAACAAGAGCAAGGTCTGCAGCAGTCTTGGGGCTGTTCATAAAAACGGTGTGCTCAATAACAATTGCATCAATGTCAAACTTTTCAAAAAAGGCCAATGACTTTCTTGCAGCATCTCCAACCTTAGAGTAGGTATCTAATCCTTTAAAGCTAATCTTTCCAAAAGCGACTAGGGACTTGTCGTTAAAAATAGCAAAGGCTAGGTTGTTTGTGCTGGCATCAATAGCACAAATGTTTTTGGGTAGGTCTTTTAATAGATTAAGATTTACCATTAGACAACCTTTTTATGTCCTTTAAAGCAATAGATATGTCTATTGGATTAATTAAACACTTGCTACAGATTGGATCGTCATTGTAGATTGACAAATTTTGCTCACACTTCTTGCACTTCCTGGGCTTGCCAGTTCTGCGACTAATTCTAGAAAGCTGATACCTCTCTGCAATTTTTTGTTTTGTAGCTAAATCTCTACACTCTGCAGAACAATATATTTGATAAGAAACCTTGGTTTCAAAACCTAGGTCACACCATTGACAATGCTTCATCTAGCGGCTCCAAGGATTTAATCTTTATCTCCCCAGTACCCGCTACATCACAAGTTGCCCGAATCGGACAAGTCTTGCAAATTTTTGAATTGGACCTATAGTTTTT